ATGTTCACGCTGGTTCTTTTTGTGTGCTACCTGGGTGGCGGTTGTGAAGATATCGTTGTTGATGTCTACAAAACTGAGCAGCAGTGCCTGATATCGATGGACGATCAGCGTATTCGTAACGGCGGATGTTTACCCGCGGATGACTACATCGACAGCTTCTGGCGTCCGGCCCAGGAATACAGCGATTTTTGATTATTGCAGTTGCACCAGCGTCAACTCGCCACCAAACACCGCACCAGTATCAATATAGTGCAGATTCTCGTGATCCAGCCGCTGACGCAGAGGCGTATGGCCAAACCAAAAGTGATCCGCGCCGCGAATGCCGTTGCCTTTATTCATCAGCCTTGTGCGATCCCACAGTACCCGCTGTAAATCGACCTCTTTTTGCCACTGATAATTATCATCAGGGTAATCTGCGTGAGCAATAACGTGTATGCCGTTCTGGCAACGCAGCTCCAGAATCCAGGGTAATTGCCGACACGTTTCAAGAGCGGCTGTCGCCGCTGGCTGCTCCGCCTGCGCAAACCACGAACCGCCATTCATAAACCACAGGAATTGCTCCCCGGTTGCCAGCGCGTCCAGCCCCATCTGTTCATGATTCCCTCTGACCGCGATAATCCAGCGTTTACGCAGTAGTTTCAGGCAACGCAGACTGTCAGGCCCGCGATCGATAACATCCCCCACTGAAACCAGCAGGTCCTGCCACGGATCAAAATGACACAGGCGCAATTTCGCCATCAATAATGAGAAGCAACCGTGGATATCCCCAACCACCCAAACATGTCGCCAGCGCGTCGCTTCCACTCTTTGATAAGCATTGTCAGGCAGTCCCATTTGACCTCCTGTACACAAATATTGCCCTGTTCTAAATTAAACCATAGCAGTAAAAAACAGAGCGACCGAATCATACATCACGGTCCTACGCTATCCACGCGTCGACGAGGTACTAACGCAACAGCTTCCAGTTCTGCTTCCAGTTCAGCTACTATAGATTGCAGGTCATAAGTGGGTGCATTACGCGCACGAGCTCTTTCTTCTCTTTTCTGTTTACAACACAATTCCTGATAGAAATCATTAACCGCAGGGATATCCCCGGTAATTTTTATCACATCATGTTCATGATAAAACAGCAACGGCGGCCCACCTTTGGTATCAAATGCAACGGCCTTAAGCGGCGTGAGCTCCATCGCCTCAATAAAACCTTTGTCACAAGTCAATATTCCAGGGAAAAAATATCGCTCATCATTTCCTGTATTGAAGGTAAGTGCTTGCTCTAAATACCGACAATGAGTCAGATCCCAGGCCATACCATGTAATGCCGACCACATATTTTTCGACTTTTTATGTATTTTGTTAAAAAACCTAAATTCTGTCCCTCGTATAAAAAACTCACTCGCTAGAATTAACTCTCTTGTCGCCAAAAAGCATACTTTGGTGTGAGCAAAACTTAATAGATCGATCAATTTATTTTTGAGCGATCTGGCAGGCGATTTGATTTGGATGATACTCATCATAAGAACATAAGCGTAAATACTATCGTGCCTGTCTCTTAACGCACGCCTGAACTCAGAGTCTTTGTTTTTAGTGAGCAGTGAGCTAAAATGTCTGTCGGTATTAATAAAAAGCTCACCTTGCGATATTTTTGAGGTCAATATTCCGCTGGTTCCTGACTTAACGAGATCAACATCTTTTATAAATTCGTAACCCATCAACTTATCGAATATTTTATGGTGATTCTCTTTCTCATCCAGATTTTTAAGGTTCTCCAGCTCATATAACACAGAGTCTACTTGTGTATTCTGATGAGAAATAAATTTAAATATTTCTTCGATGTCATCATCCAGACCAGAACCTTTACCATTGATATATGGTCTGAGATAACTTAATGCCTGGCTATCAAGAGATATTGAGTAATCTATTTTAAATGTGGAGTGTCCTTTATCGCTGAACATTTCCTCTATGGTTTGAGGATCCATAACGAAAACATTTTCATCATTGAATAAAGAGCGTATAGACGCCCCATGCTTGAATTTCTTGTTAGTTTGAAACCCTGGATATGGCCCTTTAGGCGATGAAAAGACAAATTTATACTCTGGGATTAATAGATAGAAACTGGTGTATAGTTTTAATGCTGCAGAGAGATCTTCAGCATTACCAATCTCCATCACGAGTCTTTCTTTTAACTTTTCCATTTCTTATATCTCGTTATTGAGAAACTGAGTCCATGTATCAGGGGCCAGAACGGCATCAATTGATGGATAATTATACCGCTATTGATACAAGTGAGTCTAAACCTCTCGGCACTAGTGACAACTGAAATGCTGGCGCATAAGCAGACCATACGCCTGGAGAACAGGAAAAAATGGGCATCACGATCTGATCTTTTTCTGCGCAAATGAAGTGTAAATGTTAAAAGCAGTGTGGTATAAGGAAGAAATCCCGAATTGTGATATGCGGACAAATTTCGGAAACTTTCGGACATGATGTCCTAAGTGATTGAAATAAAATCCACATAAAAAGAGACCGAATACGATTCCTGTTTACAAAACAAAACGTAATAATCTATAAACTTCAATAACTTAACACCAAAAAGCCACTAAAAAACACCTCCTGATACTTACTATTGCACCCATTCAAGATCAATCAGTTGCTATTGGTTTCGTGGCGTCGTCGGGAAAAATTCGGGATCGCATTGTTCCAGCATCTACCCATTTTTAAGAATTCATCAATTCACAAAACCATCATTCCGACTTACCTTACAAGCACCTTTTTAAATCATTACCGGTGCGCACCACTTTTTCCTCCTGCCCTATACCTTCAGTCTGACATATGGCTGGAGGTTCCTATGTGTGGACGTTTTTCACAGTCAATGACGCGTGAAGATTATCTTGCCCTGCTTGCTGATGAATCAGAATGCGACATTCCATACGATCCAGAACCCATCGGAAGATTCAACGTAGCGCCAGGAACAAAAGTTCTGCTTCTGAGCGAACGTGATGAGCAGTTGCATCTTGATCCAGTTATCTGGGGATACGCCCCCGGTTGGTGGGATAAGCCACCGCTAATTAATGCTCGATCTGAAACTGCGGCTACCAGCAGAATGTTTAAACCACTCTGGCAGCATGGTCGCGCAATTTGCTTTGCTGATGGCTGGTACGAATGGAGAATGGAAGGTGACACGAAGCAGCCTTACTTCATTCATCGGGCCGACGGACAGCCGATATTTATGGCAGCGATTGGCAGCGCGCCATTCGAGCGAGGAGATGAAGCAGAAGGTTTCCTGATAGTGACAGCTGCTGCCGACAAAGGACTGGTAGACATTCACGACAGGCGGCCACTGGTACTGCCACCAGAGGCTGCCCGCGAATGGATGAGGCAGGACGTTGGAGGGAAAGAAGCCGCGGAAATTGCGGCCGATGGTTCTGAGCCGGCTGAGAAGTTTATATGGCACGCCGTGACGCGTGCCGTAGGTAATGTGAAAAATCAGGGAGCTGAGTTAATACAACCGATATGACTGCACGCAGTCCATTCCATCAAAGGTTCCTATGCTGGTTTTTCTGGCCATTCTGGCTTTGAGGTATCGACGCGCATCAGTAAGACCCGGTATTTTTTCCATTCTGACAACTCCACGGTTTCTGCGGCTGTCGCTACTCCCGCATCGACAGCGTCCTGCCGCCACGCAATCTCAGCATCAGCGGTGGCGCGCAGCTGTAATTTTTTAGCCTCAGCCTCTGCTATCACCTCATCCTGAGTCGGTGGGGGATTAGCTATATCCATCGCCTCCTTTTCAGTTATTGGAGAAAGGTCTGGGATTATGAATTCGTCTTGAGAACCATCCGACTCGTAGGCATAGACAATATTATTTATATCTTTGAAGTATTTCATTGTGATAGCTCCATCCATCTAATCAGTGAACCACCAGGGATAATTGATGCTGCTATTGAGTATGTAACTCCTGGTGGAACGACAGCGTAAACCGTACCGATCTGACTGGCTGAATTTGATGACGCAAAACTTGATGTGATTACTCCACCTACAACAGCGTCTCGGCGGCCATTTAATGGAACATCCAACGTGACCAATATCATTATTGCACGAGATGTTGTATTGGTATATGTCACGCCGAGCACCCTAGAGGATGTTACATCTTTATACTGCTGAGCTATGCCAAACGTAGAATCTCCGGAGGCAACAGACCCATAGACTTTCCCAACGTTTAAAATCGCCGAATCCCCCAACTGAAGGTTAAGTCGTGCAGCAACAATATTCTCAACGTCGGAAAAGTTATTCCCCTTTTGGAGTGAGCCAGCGGCCTCTTTCACCGTTTCTTGCAATTGAAGGTTTGCGAGACCGTTTTTTGACGTTAATACAGGAGTCCATTTTGCTGATGGCGGCTGGCTACCAATATTTGCATTTTGTAAGGACTGATAAGATTCACCGTTATGTGTGCAGATCGAACCGATATGATATTCCTGTTCTGCATGCCACTCTGGAACCCCCATTTGGTGCTGATACGCAATGAACTGACTCATTGCATACATTGCCGCATTGAAGTCCTCAAGCGAGGGGTGTTCGGAAGCGCCAACAATGCCCCATCCGCGAAGGAAAGATGCCGTAATTTGCGAGGTCAGGTCATCCGCCTGATTTGTTCCACCAAACACGGTTCTTTCCATTCCCTGTGCATCAGAGGCAAAAGCCCGAACATCTCCCTGATATCGTACAATCTTAGACATGGATTTTCCTCGAAAAAAAACCGCCCTGGTAGGCGGTATTAAACTTGCTGGCGAATCCTCTGGCCGAAGGGTTTCGCGAGAAACCGAATGTCAGACCAGGAGTCACCTGATAAAAATAATCGTATCGAACGCCCGCAGGTTTCGGCAGCAGGCCAAGCTTCACAATCAGGCGTAACTCTTCAACTGATACCCGCGGCGAAACGTTCAAAGCAAGCGTCATGTCTTTTCTGTCGGTCACGTAAGCTTCGCCGTTGAAAGCCGTCTGTATAACATCCTGCAGGCTGACCCGATCGTCTGACGCTATCGTTGCACCTGCGGCGTTTCGCGCAATTTTGACCCGAAGGAACCTGCGATACTCATTGTCAGCCAGTTGATAGTCACCATATGCCGGCGAAAACTTGCTGTAGAAAGGTGCGCCGACATACGCCGCATTAGATTTACTGTCGAAGCCTGCGGTATTCAGATGTCCGTCAAACCCGAAAAATACACGGGCAATAACAGCAGGCACACTACGGTGAAGGCCGACTATCCGGCCAATGACATCAAGCCGGTATCCGGTAACCCGGTCGAGATCAAAGTTATCTGGGTTACGAATAAAATCGGCGATGATTTGCCAGTGCCTGAGCATGGCCTGTATCTCTGATCTTGCTTTTTTCTTTTCCCAATATTGTTTGATGAGCATTAGCGTGTAGCGGTTAATGATGTCGTCATTCACTGGACCACCTCGTTAACGTCTATATTTTCCACACTCAACGTGAACTTTCCCTGAAAGCCTGGCGATAACTCAGCATCGGTGTAATCTGCCCCATTACTGCTAATTTGCAGATTGGTAAGCACAAAATTTACCCGTCCTACCCCATACCCATTCTCATAAAATTCATTGGCATCCACAGACTCACCAATATGCATGGTGCGTGATGCAAGAGATTTTTTGAGAGTATCGATATCTATCGGTTCGCTTTGAATCTTCCGGCGGGCATTAAGCCTGATATGAAGCGGCTTATAGATGGGCCGATCAAACTGAAGTTCATGGGCTATCAGAAATGAAGTGCCGTCAGGCCGAATCAGGGTCTCGGTAAAACGTCCGGTTATGCTGCCTTTCGTTCCCGTTCCACCGCCTTTCTGTTTAACCATCACCTCCACAATTTCTGAAATCGCTCCCCCCTCAACGACCAGCCATATTGAATTAGCCGGGATACCCGTCGTCGGATTATCAATTTTTGTGTCGTTCTCTCCGATATTCAGATCAATTACACCTGTCAGTTGAGCAACTTTAGCGAAAACCGCCCCAGTGCTACCTGTTGCCGGGTTCTCAAGCGACCGGTTCCGGCGTTGCCTGAATTCTTCAGGCGTTTCCTCATCCCGACCGACCACAACCGCGGAATCAGAGATAATGCTCACAATCCCTGGTTCTGGTGTGAGTTGAGTGAAGGTGTCGTTCACAAGCCCAGTAACTTCCCCAAAGTTTTGAGCAAAAAAGGTGGCTGTTGTGACGCCCGCCGGAACGGTCACGTCCTGTCGGATAGCCCAGACCTGATTTGCCTGGTCCCGTATCTTGTACCCGCTATAGAGAAGCACCGGCCTGTCTGTTGTGACTTTAAGGTCACGCTGAGACCGGGAGCCGGGGCGAAGGAAAAGCCCGTGAAGTTTGGCGATAATCTGCTGCATATCACCAGTATTAAAATAGGGGTCCATTTGGGAATAAAGCCATTGCAGCGCGGCTTCAATATCTGCCCGAGCCTGAGCTTCGATTGCCACGCGTTGACCGTCGGGAGATTCCTGGTCTAAATCGATATCCTGACCATAAATTCCCTTATATCCGTCGCTCAGTTCCTGAAATAACTCCCAGAGAGTGCTTGTCTCAAGGCCGTTGTCGCTAAACTGTAGTGCCATTCTTCAACGCTCCGTTGACCGGGAAGGTGATCGTCTGCTGGTCATAGACGGTCTCAATGCTGAGTTCGATTTTTTGTGACCGGGTGGCCTTATTGACCTCCATCGCCAGAGCGGTAATGCGCATAACCCCATCCGTCGCCAGCGTCACGCGCTCTATCTCCCGCAGAATCTCCTGCTCGGTGTTTTTCTCTGATAACAGGTAAAGCCAGTCGATGTTGTCATCCATGTTGAGAGGATTATCGTTTTTGAACGAGCGGATCCGGCATTTGGCTTTCTGCGCGATAGCAGCACCGCCAGTTATATAGTTTGCCTTCCCGCGCCCAAATCCCCAGTCGTCATTTTTATCAAGTGCTGAAACAATCATGAGATCTCCGTGACAATACCGTTGGTAACTGTGATTGTTTTCCCGTCATCGCTTCGAAATGAACCAGACACCCCAGACTTACCGCCTGTCTTTACCTGGGAATATTGAAGTACATTCAGAACATCGCATTCTTCCAGAGTCGTCTTACCATCTTTCTGGGTAATATTTCCTGTGAGGTTTAAATCACCCTCGTGGTCAGGGTAATGACTCCAACTTATTGATAGTGTTTTATGTTCAGATAATGCCCGATGACTTTGTCATGCAGCTCCACCGATTTTGAGAACGACAGCGACTTCCGTCCCAGCCGTGCCAGGTGCTGCCTCAGATTCAGGTTATGCCGCTCAATTCGCTGCGTATATCGCTTGCTGATTACGTGCAGCTTTCCCTTCAGGCGGGATTCATACAGCGGCCAGCCATCCGTCATCCATATCACCACGTCAAAGGGTGACAGCAGGCTCATAAGACGCCCCAGCGTCGCCATAGTGCGTTCACCGAATACGTGCGCAACAACCGTCTTCCGGAGCCTGTCATACGCGTAAAACAGCCAGCGCTGGCGCGATTTAGCCCCGACGTATCCCCACTGTTCGTCCATTTCCGCGCAGACGATGACGTCACTGCCCGGCTGTATGCGCGAGGTTACCGACTGCGGCCTGAGTTTTTTAAATGGCGGAAAATCGTGTTGAGGCCAACGCCCATAATGCGGGCGGTTGCCCGGCATCCAACGCCATTCATGGCCATATCAATGATTTTCTGGTGCGTACCGGGTTGAGAAGCGGTGTAAGTGAACTGCAGTTGCCATGTTTTACGGCAGTGAGAGCAGAGATAGCGCTGATGTCCGGCAGTGCTTTTGCCGTTACGCACCACCCCGTCAGTAGCTGAACAGGAGGGACAGCTGATAGAAACAGAAGCCACTGGAGCACCTCAAAAACACCATCATACACTAAATCAGTAAGTTGGCAGCATCACCCGTGGTCAGAATCCCCCTTCATCATCCTGTTCTTCTTAGGGATATTGATCGCGGTAGCCTGTGGGTTAACCCCACACAGAGCGAAGCCATCTGAATAATCGTGCATACGCATTTCAAGTGGTGAAACAAAGTCGCTACCCGCATACCAAGCGTCATAACAACGCTCAGAGATAAGGACGAGGCAATAGTCACCAGCCGCAATTGGTTCGGCGATATAACTATCACCGCCTTGCAAAATTACCGGGGGGACTTCAATGAACTCTGGGAGTTGCTTGCTGCTCCCTTTCACAACCCGATTGATAACGGGGACGCAACTGATTGTTTTGTCATTTACAGACGTTATTTTTGCGACAACAATGGTGTGAACATCGGCCAGAGCAAATTCAACACCCAGGCCGATAGTGTCGTGAAGTTCTTCGATCATAAATTAAGCCCATAAAAAACCGCCAGAGTGGGTTCAATGGATGGCTAGATAAATACTCATACTAATCGCCGTAGAGCGAACCTGCGCCAGCGTTTAATACTAAGGAGAGTCACTCATGGGATTCAAATTCAGACAGCGCATCAAAATTGCACCAGGCATTCATATAAACATAGGTAAAACAGGCATAACTAGCGCATCAATTGGTAAGGCTGGTGCTACCCTGAACGTTGGTAAAAAAGGGGTAAAGGCAACCGCAGGCATTCCCGGTACCGGTTTGTCTTACACGAGTGGAAACTTGCTCGCGGGTCAAAAGAACTCCACCGGTAAACACGCTGAGAACGTAGAGGAACAAGCACCTGAGCGGCTTGGTTTCTTTTCGGACTCAACGTTGTTAGAGGATGGTCAGGAAGATATTCAACCACCTCGCCCATTGGTCATGGTATTAACCCATAAGCAATTTAGAAAACTATCAACCGAGGAGAAAACGGCATTTAAAAATGCAGGTGGTAAGGTGAAGTTTTCAATAGGCGAGAAAATTTTTATTCTCACAGTCATTATTTTTGCTCTTGGCTGGCTTTCAGATCGTCACCCACCAGAAAAAACCAATTCCAGCGTAACGCAAGAAGTAAAATCTTCAGTTAACAACTGAGTAATTTCCGGCAGGCTGGCATACCACCTTCTGATACCAGGCTGCCCCGTTGTTCTGCCCGCTGGTTTCAATCTGGTATATCTTATAAACCCCGTTTAACGCGGGGTTCGTCACGCTTTCAACAGCGCAAAGCCCACCGATCACCAGCATAGGATTCAGTTTCGTATCGAATACGATCTGCCCTTTCGAGGATTTGGCTAAGGTACTCGAGTCAGTATCTTTTTTGCCTGCCGGATCCGTATCAGGCTCATTGGTTGGCATCTTGGCTTTCTTCCCCCCGTCATCCTGCGCGCTAATCTTCGTAGCCTGAGGGGTGTTAAGTAGGCCACTACGCGCATTCACGACTGGAATGTTACCCGATGTAACCTCATTAGCCTTTAGGATGTGGACGCGCTCATCTTTGATGAAAAATGACTCGTCAGGCGCAAGGGTATCGGTAAGAATTTTACTGGAGCTACCTACCAGAACCTTCGGCCTGATAAGCGCCTGTTGCTTCGTCACAGAGCCTTTTTTCGTGTTTGGCATGTCCTGCAAAACGGAATCGACGACCTGATCCTTACCGCGCACCGTGCGCGATGTGAAGGAATTGATATAGTCGTGACCGCCATCTTCGCATTCAAGGCTGACGATGTGGATCGCACCTTCACGTTTTACCGCCCCGCTTTTAACCGAACCCTGAAATACCTGGCGCAGCTTGCCGTCGTAACCCACCTCGAGGCGAACCGGGATATACTTCTTTTCATCTTCGGACTTGAGCAATTGCAGACGCGTGGAGGGCTTTAGCCCGTTGATGGACACACTCAGCTTGCCGAGTGACTTCTTGTCCACGGTTTCCAGCGCCTTGAATGACACGGTGATCGGTGGCTCGATAACCACTGCTTGATTGCCGATCCCCACCGTCAGCCGATAGTCACGGTAAAAAGTATCCATCACGGCACGTCTCCCCCGCGAATATCAATCATCTCTTCCGGCGTGACCAGATACAATTCGATGCGCCCACTGGCGAAGTCATCAGCCCGATACGGGTCAATGCCGGAGCTGTCAGTACAAAGTAACGCGATATCGAAAGGCCAGTTCTTGTGCCGAAAATGAAGCGTTCCCAGCGACAGTTTCACGCCGTCGATGTAATCACCGTTGTACTCGACGCGCATTTTCCACATTTCTACCGTGGGCAGATAACGAATAGTGACCACAGCCTCACCACGCTCGAACAGCAGTACGTGGCGCTGGATAGATTCGTCGGTGATGTTGGTTATCGGATCCATGCGTTACTCTCATTAGAATAAAGATTTCGCCGCCCCTTTTAACGAGGTCATGACTGATTTTGACCGGCTGGTCCCGTTACTTTTTTTAGAATTATCAGCGGGCGTCTGCGCCCCCTTATTAGCAACACCCGCCGTTTTTGATTTAGCGGCTGCCGACGGCGATTTAAAGTGCTGCTCTATCGGTGCGGTAGTCAGTTGCGTGAAGGTGATTTTTGTAAAACTGGCTTCAAACTTTGTTTCCATCGTCTGATTGTCGGTGCTGATGATCAGGCCGCTTAATGCCATATTTTCATGAGTGCGATAATCCACCTCCACGGAAATAAGCTGCTTGCCGTAGTACACCCCCTCAATGAAGTCGAGAAACTGCTCACGTATACCTTTTGCGCCACCAGTAGACGGGTTGCCCACCAGCCCAAACAGGTCGGCTCCTTTATCAGCCAGGCGTTTTGCCTTTAAGATGGCCTGCTCTGCGCGGTCGGCAATCTCATTCATTTTTTGCAACTGCTGCTGCGTCTTTGCGGGGATGTACTCCAGCACCTCACCATACTTCGAATAATCTGGCATCAGGCTAAAAGAAGAGTTTGGTTTCGCATCGACAAAAATATCGGCAACAACACCGCTGATTTTTATCGTCAGCGGGCCATTGATAATATCGTCAGACGCGTTACTACCGTCCTCCAGCACGTCTACCGGAACTTGAGATGGGTATTCAGTAGCGTCGCTAACTCGCGCAAACATTGAGAACCCGCCGATCCCTACCTTTTTAACAGTATCTTTGCCCGAGGATTGCGCCTGCATGAGGCCGTCTAGAATCCCCATTACCGACCTCCTCTGCCACTCAACCGGTTGGCATCCTTCATGTTTTGTTGCAGGCTATCTGCCGCAGTATTCCCGGCGACAACCGGATCGGATGTGTTGATGTGAATCGTGTTCTGCTGGCTGACGCTTGAATTGCTTGTCACGCCACCACCACCGAGTCCCACCGCAGCATTCATGCCGTAAGGAATACCACCAGGACTCATGCCGCCGTTACCGCCGCCGGTTACTCCCTGCTGCTGTTCATCCTCACCGACCCCGAAGAATGACTTTGTCGCATTCCAGGCATTTGAAGCAGCGTTGCTGATAATATTGCTGATGTATTCCCCCAGCCCAGCAAAGATGTTTTTCGCCCAGTCAATAAAAGCCGTGAATGGTTTTTTCATCAGTTCGACGCCGTTATCGAAGATTTTTACCACATCCCCCCATGCACCTTCAAAATCGCCAGTGACTAACTTCCATAGTGCTGAGAACATCAGCTTCGTGTTTTCGATGGCAGTAGTGAATACATCAACGACAAACGAGCCGGCATCGCCAAACACGTATTTAATCGCATCACCAACGACACCAAATGCACCAGTGATAAACGCTATAAGAGAATCAAAGACATTCTGCGCATCCTTCATCGCATCCTGAAAATCACCCGTAAACGCACCTGTGATGAGATGCCACACCATCCTGAACATAGAGGCAATCGCATCAGCAAGCGGTTTAAACACGCCAATAGCGTAGTTTATGAAAGCCATGAGCGACGCTTTCGCCTCTTTCAGTGCGGGAACAATATCTATTCCCCAGTTATCTTTGAAGAAATCAGCAATAACGCTTTGGCCACCTTCCATAGCCGTCAGCAAATCATCGATAACAAGAACGACAGCGATAATGGCGGCAGTGATCAGTACGACAGGAGAGGATATGGTTGCCAGCACCGCTCTAAGTCCTATAGCAGCAATTTTCCAGGCTACAAATCCGGTGGTAATAAGACCAATAATCGGCAGGAAGCGACGGATCATACCCATAACGGAGAAGATAATTTCCCCAAGATGGGCCAGCCCGTTTTTGATGAGATCCTTATTAGCAATGAGAAAGTCCGTAAACCCATCCACCAGGTCTTTCAGTACCGGCACAAATCCGACGGCAACCTGAAATTTGATACCATCAAAGCCTTTCCCCAGCGTTGTCAGAGAATCGTTGTAGGCTGCAAACTGATCGGCCTGGTCTTGCGTGACAACACCAAGCGCCTCGGCCTTGTTCTGCAACGAAGATATTTCTTCGCCCGTCATGGATAGCAACTGCACCATGGAACGGTCGATACCCATCTTATCCAGAACAGAAAACTTCTCTGCCTGGCTCATGCCGTGCAGTTTGTCGGCCAGTTCACGAAATATCACATCGGAGTTTTTTACCTGCCCGTTCATATCCTTGAACTGAAGGCCCAGCCTTTCCGCAACGTCTTTCGCCTCCCCCTCACCGGTGGAAACGAACTCCCCCACTCTTTTTGTCATCTCACCTAGCGAAGCCTGCAACGCATCAACACTTGAGCCATTTACAGACGCCGCGTAACCCAGTGACTGAACGGTCTCGATCGCCACCCCCGTTTCCCGGGAGAACTGGACCAGCGGATCAATAGACTGACTGACAGACGTCACCCAGCCAGCAACCCCCGCAGCCGAACCGGCGATAGCGGCTCCAAGCCCGGCAAGCAAACCAATAGATGCTTTCAGATTTGCATTGAATGTTTCCTGCGGCGCCAGATTACCGATAAAACCGAATTTGGTAATAAGCTCGTTAACTATCGCCATTCCGCGCCTTCTCCATCTCGTAGTGTTGAATGTCTGCGCTGATATTCTCGAACTCAAGCATGTCAAACAGATCTGGTGTGTCTAATTTAACTAGTTCGTGATAGGGGCCGTATCCGGCCTTTGACAGCGCCAGATACATGCTCATGTCGTCGCTTATGTTCGAGGCTTTAACGTAAATTTCTGAACGTCTGGAGCTTCTGAACGTGAGTTCATATTGCTCCCGCCCATAAAAGGCAGGCTGATAACCTGAAGCGCTGTTGTGATTAGCATGACGTAATCACCAGGGTAGGATTCGAAGTGTTCCGGCTGCTTGGACAGTTGCACACCGTCAAACAGAACGTAATCGAACATCAGGCGTTCAATTTCCTCGAATCGCTCTGAGTCCAGAAACTCAAGAGACTGCCGCGATAACTCAGATGCAATGCCTGTGAAGAAGGCAAAAACCTTGCGGCGTTTTTTGTGCGTCATCGCTGCAAAGTCGTAGCGGTTGCCGTTAATCTCAGCAAAACCGTCATCGTAGACCGCCTTGATCATCTCGAGTGCTTTTTTCTGCTGTTCTTTAGACATATCTGGCCTTATACGTTACGCACGACATTGCGGTACTCAATGGTGTATTCCATTAGTGCGTTAACGTCCTGGTTGTTTTTGGTTTGCGTCGGTTGTGTGGTGATAGAACCGGCCTGAAGATCGTAGGTTTCCTTCAGTGCCGCGCCGTCGCGCACGAACGACTCTTTAACTGAGCCATTAAAGACAACGGGGATCGCGGCGTTACGCTGCTGGTTGAGCCAGATATCATCGTTAGAAAATTTCTGGACACGTATCACCATCACATGCACCCCGGCATCAACACGCCCCGAGATTGTGACGCCGTTATTCGCACTATTGGCGCGGCTTGTAAGCGGATTGGATGGCGTCAGCGTGACGTAGTCCCCCGCAGCGATATCCGTGATGATTCGCCCATTCAGAACGATGGTCGCGGTATCTGTACTGATAACAATCTGAGACATTTACCGCTCCTTATTTATTGAAATTGATGATGATATCGGCACTGTGAACAGCACCAGCATTCTTCACTGCTACCTGAACAACCGGGGATTTGCGTTCCTGCCTGTCTGCGGTTGACTGGTCTTTCAGGTCACCGGCCAGCACGTAATACCCGTTTTGCTCGATATTTCGCAGAAACATATCCCGATCCCCGAAGAAGTCAGGCAGCGTCCAGGTACCCGGATTGAACACCCCAGCCTTCACAAACCCATGCGTGGTTTTCTCTACACAGTCCTCTAACTGATCAACGCCATAATAGGTTTGTGGGACTTTAGTCGGCGTGGTTTTAAGGAGGTTGAAGGAATCCGTCTGCACTGCGTCAACGTAGGCCATCAGGTTATAGACGTTGTCGACAAAATCATTAGCACCGCTCGACAGCACGCAGGGAACGTCTTTAATCGTGGTGTAGATGTCGAGACCTACGCGCTTCGCTTTGTCGATCTCCGTCTGCTCATAACTTTCGGCCGGCACGTTCATCGTTTTGAGGTGCAAAGTGATTGCAGTGCGTTCTCCGTTGAAATTAACGGTATGCGTGCGCGCCATATAGCTGACACCAAATTTCCGGTTGCCTGCTTTGCTGTAGAGCATGCGGAAATTACTCTGGCTGGCGAGTGTTACCGCCCATGCTGGGTTAGTCGGATCAACTTCCAGAGCTGCCGAACCGGTAAATGTCTCATACACGATTACCGCGTTCGCTTTAGCCCATGAAGCGATCAACGGCACCTGCGCATCGAGAATTTTGTCGATGAAGGCCGCGCCTTTTACGTTGACCTGCGCTTTGAGTTTGCTGAGAGATTCCAGTTGGGTTTCCGGAGAAACCTCTGTTGATGCACTGCCGTTAGTCTGTGATGCGCCAGAACCCTCAGCAATCGCCAGCAGATCACCAATAAAAGAACCACCGGCGATCGCTTTCGAAAAACCAACCACAGAGTTAGCCCCTGTTGATTTGCTGGTGATTACAATACGGCTGCCATCAAAAACAACCGATGCGACCGCTGACGTGATTTTCGTCTGGATTTGGGCGATAACATCTGCCAGTGTCGCCGCCGTCATGCCATTAATTGCAGTCACATCGTGCTTCGTGCCGTCAATCTCAATACTGAATGACCAGTCAGACTTCTCACGTAACGCTGGCAGTACGACTGCCTGAGAAATCTCACCGCCACGCAGTACACCGCTGGTCGCGGGCAGAGTTTCCCCGGCAGCATTCCAGTAACCGACGATCAGCGTGCCGCCTGCGGATACCGGGTTAGGACTGGTCCCGAAAAACACATTCGCAAAAGCCGCGGTGACCGAAGAAGCCCCCCAGTCCTGTTCGACAGCAGGTGCGCTTTTGTATGAACGCCAGCGTTCAGCGGTGCTCAATACCCCCGTCTGGCTGGTCAGAATTGCGCAAACGTTGATGTTATCTCGCGCCGCCGCCCGTCCCTCTTCGAGATGCGTCACATTAATGACGTTATTAATTGATGCCGACATTTACTTGTCCTCTAAAAATTGAAACTGCGGCGTATCGATGCGCAGTGTCTGCACGTCCCGCGCAGGGGCATACTGAACATTGAAACTCAGGTGAACACGGTTGCCGTGGGACTGTCCCAGAAGTTGCCCCACATCGATGATGTTTGAGACGGCCATGATGGTAAGTGAATGCGTGCGGCGCAGTTCGTTCGCGTGCTGGCTTTCACTCAGCATCAGGAAGCTTTCAGCGTTGACGTAAGCCTTATCCCCGTAAAACTCCAGGACAATCGCGTGGCTCACTGAGGCGCTATAAGTCATTATTTCAGCGTCACCATTAAAGCGCTGGCCCCGGGCCAGCACTGATTGCGGTAGTGAGCCGTTTACCACGATATAACTGGTGGAAAAGTCGGACGCCTGCACGTTCCGGCGGTCGAACTTGATCAGTTGCTCGTCGTAGTCCAGAAGGTCACGCACGAAACGCGCGACCGCTTTCAGATGGGGTTGTGTCATGGCGTTGGCACCAGTAGCGGGAGCCGGGTTTCCTCAGCTATGACGGCGCAGAATCCATAATCCATGTAATCAGCCGGGGACACGACTTTGTAATCCTTGCCTCCCTTCTCAATAAACTGACCGGTTTCAATTTTCAGCCGTGCATGAATCAGCAGATATTCTTTCGACCAGTCCAGGCTATCCAGCGTCAGATTCTCTTTGTTCGCACTTTGCACCACCGCCAGAATGTCCTGGCTGCTAACAGTCACGGACGGTTCAAAATCGATGGTGGTTTCAGTACGGGTTTTGAGTTTTACAGGCTGTTCCCAGCCGATTAACGCGTCGCTCATATCAAGGTCTGATAAGTCGCTCACTTACGAACCTCCCACGTTATGGCACCACGCAGGGCGCCTGTATCAATTAACGGCGCAGACGATCCTTTAGCCTTTTTAGTTGCAGCAGTGATATCTGGCCACGTGCCATACCCGGCAGTCTCAAAGGCCTTCACGCTGATATTTCGCGCCGTCGCGCCTATCAAATTTAATGCGGTGTCAGCATCCATACGCCCGGAGCCTACGGCTTCACAGGCCTTTTCGATTGCCCGGTTAATTTCCGACTTTTTGAGGGTGAAAGGAGCGCGAAGAAAGGATCGTTCAGGAATAGTTATCTTGTGAGCCGCCGTAAATCCGCTAACCGGCCCCATGAAGGTCTTGCGGGTAAACCTAGCTTTTCCAACGGTTGCCATATACCCCGTCCCGCCAGGGTGATCGATTTCAGCACCGAACTCGTGAACCGCCCCGATCTCAATTATCGATGTTCCGTCATCGTGGGTTTTATTTCCCACCTTGCCCGCTGGCAAACCTACTGCAACGTAATGCGTTTTCATCGCCTGCAGGTTCTTCAGGTATTCGGTGGTAAGCTTTAGCGTTTCTTCCGGAGTCATAAAAAACACGCCTTGTTAACTACCGTATCGCCAGCACATGCACACCTACCAGCTTACGAAGCCTCAGATACTCCTGCCCGAATGAGCTTGAGCCGTACCCATCATGGCTGGTCCCAAACCCGGCATCGGGAGCGGAAAATCCCAAAGAGACCCCGGCGACTGAGCGGCTTGTCATGCTCTGGACAGGCTTGCCATTGCGGCTGCCGGAGAGAGTGAGCGCGCCAGCCGCATACAACAGATGCGCCGCTAAAGCATGAAGCCCTTGCTCATAGAGCTGGTTCCACACCTTGCGACTCATTTGGTTGGCTGCATCTTGTAGCGCCCCTTCTATACGAGCAGGGGCGACACTGGCGAACTCGGGGTAACGGACAATGAATTCCATGCTACCCCCTCTGGTTACTGTGGTGAGGACTTGTAATCCACGTACACGGCGGACTGAGGCTGCTTCCACATTGCACCGCCAAATGCAGAGCGATAGCCGCACTCGTAGGTCAACAGGTCGCGGGCACGCACAGCCAGAAGCTCTGGCATGTGTACTTCCATCTCAAGGTAATCAGCCTCGTAGGTGTAGACCGCCAGGCGCGTTTTACCTGCTTTGATGCCGACAGCGTAATTGCTTGGCACCTTAACAAACGTGATGCTGAACGATTCGTTACCTGACGCCTTACGCAGTGCAGCCATAATCCGATCCATCGCAGCGATAGGAAGCAGGTCAGTGCCTACGATTACTGGCGTTGGGTCGAACTTCTGCATAGCAAGCATGAAGTCGCTGGCATCCATTGCGATGTGCGTTGGCTGGATGCGATAACTGGACTTGCGCCATGCGACGTTGTATGCGTCCAGCACCAGCTTAATGAATTCATCTGAAGTCATATCAGCAATGGTCTTGTTGACTGGGTCGGTAATCAACTGAACAGCAGATCCAGTCAATAAGCCCTCCTGCCCCTTCACGCCGCCATGCCCTACGTATCCAGCATACTGAATCGTTGCCAGGGCGTTTGCGTACAGGTCATCCTGCTTTTTGGATTGCAGGTTGATGTTCAGGCGGGCGATCTTCTCCAGTTCCTGCTGCGTCCAGGTGGTGGCCTTTGCCCACTGTCCAACAGGCGCTTTCAGCCATTCGATATCACTATCGATAGTTTTCAGGCTGTTGGTTTTATTACCGATAATGCCGTCTTTTACAGAGCCGACAACTTTAGATACGCCGAAATCAACGTACTCCAGAGCGAAGTCCAACCCTTCTTTAACCGGCAATGCTTCACCGATGTTAATTTCCGGCAACTCTTTTTCCTGCAACTGCATATCGCGCTCAGTTAGCGCCTCTTGCAGTACGTTTTCAAAATCTGCGGCTTCCATTGGCATTGGTTATACTCCTGCTGCCGTTTTCTGTACGTAACCAAGGGTGATCGCCACGCAGTTATTACCTGCGCTTACATCCTCAACCCAGTAACCCAAATCAATATTGCCGGCTGCCTCATTGGTAACCTTGCCAGCATCTATCCCGGTAGGGATGATGTAAGCGGTGTCTCCGCGAGCAAAGTCTGCTGCATCTACGGTCAGGGCGCCCACGCAGTCACCGTGAGAGAAGTGACCGATGTTTGCCTGCTTGTTAGCTGGTGACGCTTCACCGTAGATATCGCGAACGACAATGCCGTGAATGCGGGTATCAGCCGCCAGTGGCATTACTCCGCCCAGTGGGTTAACTGCCACGAAAGTACCGTAGGCCAGTGGTGTATCAGTCAGGTTCTCTTCGCCCCAAACTTTGTCGTTTGAGCTGGAGGCGCGTTTGATAGAGCCTGGTTTAATGGTGCCGTCTGCACCGTCCCAGTCAATGAATCCGAATGCCATGATTATTTACCCCCAAGGCGTTGATTGGCTGTTTTTGCAGGTGCTGGTTTGTTGTCGTTAAACAAGTGAGAGCCGATTTCACTACGCGGCTTTGAAGTTGCCTGAATGGCGGCATACGCGGCACGCACTTCGCTGTCTGTCATTGCTTTAACCTGCGCATCGTTAAAGGCACGGGTGCTAACAAGCACGGCTGAGCGAACGTCGCGGGCTGATTTCGCATCTGTAAGATTGACTTTCGGGAAGCGAGATTTCGCATCGTTCATGGTCGCTTCGGTTTCGCTGCCAGCCTTCATAGCCGCCAGTTCATCTTCAAGCTCTTTCACCTTCGCTTTCAGGTCGGTGTTCTCAGTCTCCAGCGCGGTGATTTTTGCGTCTTTGTCGTCACCGCCACCAGCTCCGGGATCGTCATCGTTCGGTGATGGCGCCCCCGTTGCGCCCTCCAGTTGCTTTTTAAGGTCTGCGAGCTGCGCCAGCACTTCCTGTGCTTTAGCCGTGGCTTCTTCAGTTCCTTGCCCCTGGAGTTCTTCCAGCGCCTTTTCCAGCGCGGCAATCATGCCGACCAGCTCATCAGGAGTTAACGCGACACCGTCTGCATCCTTCAGTTTTTTGCCCTTCAGGAAACTCAGGGCGTCAGTTAATGTTTTGAACATTGGCTTACCTTTTTTATCGTTTAACTTACACTGAGGCCCGTAGCGCCCCGCTGCCACGCCCGCGACGTGATTGCCGCGAATGTTGATGTGGTAAAACTTCCCGCCTCTTTCCTCGAGTTCAGCAGGCTCATATCCAACGGACACTTCACGTATCCCCGTTTCTTCCAGCGTCTCGATTCCCGCTGCATCCGTCAGAAAAACGTCACAAACCACTTCACCGCCCTCGATGCGAGTGTTGGCAATGTGTCCGGATGCTTTGTCTTTGTGGTCTGCTGCGGTGACCTCCCCGTCGTCGGGGTGGGTTATGGTGAACGGGAGCCCATTGAATGAAGCGAGGGTTTCGGGTTTTGATAGTTCGTCGAGGGTGCGAACTACGGTGATTTTTTTGTTGGCATCGCTGCCAGTGAGTCCCAGCTCGTGACCGTAATACTCAATCGGCCCGGCGCGGGTGATCGTCGCAGTGGTAATCACGTACCCCTGCGGTGTTCGTTTCCACTTCATTGATTAATCCCATGAGACGTAAGGGAGGGCCAGACATCGACATTGGTAATCCTCGCCGGGTTTACCGATGAATGCCCCGATGGTTGAGCGTTTCTTCCACGTTTTGCCGCCGTCGTCTGAGTAGACCGTCGGATCGGAGTATTTACAGAGCATGCCGTTTAACGCGGAATGACTGTCACGCTCCCGTTCGTCGCCAGTACCTCCCCACTCATACAGGTCAAGACCAAGAGCAACATTGCGAGCTTCAGTCAGGTCTGCGTTCAGTTTTGAGGTCTGGTCACGAGCGATGAACCTTGCACGATTGCGGGTGACCTCCCCACGCTCCTTAATCAGGTCAATGAGGTTTTCATGTCGGCCACCGTCTTTCATGTTCTCGAAAACCACCGCGCCGATATCGTGGATAAAGTCGGTATGGATGGAGGTGATCAGGTCAACGTTGTCATTAACCGCCTTTTCCATTTCTGGCTTTATCGCGCCATCGCCGAGCATTCCGGTCAGATCAATCCCAAAAGCCTGAGAGAAAGTGCGCTGCGTCTGCTCTTTGTTCTGAAAGTTCGCGCGCGCGACGAACCCGGCAGAGAGCCTGGCGGCGACTTCCTTGATGGAAATGCTCGCCACGCGCTGCATGACAGCGGCAAGTCGCGCCGTAACAGACAGCGGAGTAGTATCAGTGGCATCAGTCAGGGTAGGCTTGTCCAGCTCATCAATGTAGGCCTGAACCATTCCGTCAATGAACTCTGTAAGCCGATCCCGGTACCAGACCTCAGCGCGCTTACTCGGTGTTGGGGGGCGCATCCTCCGGCGGCGAGGCTTACGCCGCCCCTGCTGGCGCTCCAGTAGCAGTTTTAGTTCCATAACCACCCCATGAACCAGAATCACCGCCAGTGCTGACGATCCCCTTAATTTCTTCTTCGGTGACCGTCTTCAGCACGCCGCGGTTAATCATCTCCCTGATTGCGACTTCTTCCGTCAGAATTGACGACGTTACCAGCGTATTGAAGCCCGTCGCATACTGGCTAAACCGGTTAGCTTCGTCTGCCTCGTTAATGCTGTCGATTGTCGGGTATTCGTAGGTAAGGCTTTCCGTAATGGCGAGTTTGTCCAGCGTGAACTGGTCGGCGAAATCCTGCATAGGGCGAAGCCGGGATTCTTGCAGGCCGTTAATCGTCTCGTAATAGGATTTGTTGTCTTCCTCGCCACTACTGAACCCACTGGCCGACTCCCCAAAGAGAACTGTTATAGGTCTGTCCAGCGCCCCGGCCAGTACAATCGCCATTTTGCTGATCACATCCGACAGCCCGGTAAATTGCGCGTTTTTCTGCTCATAGCGCCCCTGTGCCTGTGTATCACCAGCATCAATCAATAACATCCCGGTTGAAGATTTGGTGTCCTTCATCACCCTGGCATACTCGCGAACCTGCCCTTCCTGACCAGCTGCGATCTGGTTATTCATGCCGGGGATAAACAGCACATCGACGTTTGCCTCCTGTATGGTGTCGCCGGTGCTGAGGATTGCAGTGTCGAAGGTTTTGATGTGCTCATAGGGCGCCTGAAGGTCTGACGTACCAAACTTTGCGCGATCCTTAATGCTGTGATTGCCCAGCTTTGTCCGGCAGCAGCGGGAATGATGAAACCTGAGTTGCTTCGTCCCGACGTCAAGTTGATACGTTAGCGGCTCACCGAAACAGTCCGAACGTATGTCGGTAATGACATTACTGTCCGGCGTGTACTCCCCTTTACGGAACACCAGGAATTTAACGATATCTTCGCTCTGCAAATTGAGCGGCAGGGCGATCTGGTCATCAGCACAATCTGTGATAGCCACGATTAGCGAATCGCCCAGCAGGGAGGCCCACCCCAGCGCGCTGTGAAAGACTGCATTCAATTTCAGTTCTTTTTCAGCGTCAGCGATGCGCTTGGTTATAGAGCTATCGACGTCGCCCGAAAATTTACGGGGCAACTTCAGCATGTCGTCGGCGGTTTTGTTGATGTACTTTTTCACCACCCACGATTTTTTATACATCGCGAGCAGTTCTTTATCCGGCACATCGGGCTTACTGCTGCTATACCGCACCGCGCCGATCTTCTCGCCGAGTGAAGTCATTAAGCTAACCAGGCCATCATTCAGACGACCAACGATATTTTTTTTCGTCATTACATGATGTCCAGTGGGCTGAGTGTTTTTCTCTGATACAAATCGCGTAATCCCTGCGTCATTGCATCGACAACGTCATCGTTCGCGCCGACCGGGAAGGTGGTGATTTCCTCGACCGTCTCGGTGATCCAAGGGGCAATATCTTTGTGAGGTAGGAAAACGTTACCCGCTTCCCATACGGCGGTAATCGCATGCGCACGAGCTACTTTGCTACCGTCCGGTTCGACGGGTACCAGCCCTGCAACAGTGCTTTTCAGTGAGTCAATAACCGCCGGGCCATTGGCTTTGTCCTCCACCAGCTTGCGTAAGCCTTTGGGGTATTCGTCAGCCATGCGCTTAACGGCTTTGAGCGTTGCTGTAAAGCTCATGCGCGCCCTGACCTGGTGAAGCAGATAGGCGTTTGCTCCCTTTTTGCCCCAGACCTGACCGACAACGTAGTCGGTGCCCTCACTGTCTTTGAACGTCATATCCCAGCTGTGGACGACGATGTCGAAGGTGGCCGGCAAGTCTTTCGGGAGGTAATACTTGATCCACTCATCTTTGAAGATTGAGCCGCCAGCCTGCTTCGGTGACTGCTGATACATCGCGGACCAGAAGTAATCCCCCAGGATAGCTTTTGTCTCTAACAGCTTGTCGATCGGGTGCAGGTCTGGCACCAGCGCTTCGCCCCGTTCGTTGATGGCGGGGAACGCCAGCACTTTAGCTTTCGGGGTTTTCTCCACCACTCGACCGGACAGGTCATCTGTCGCCCAGCGGGTCGCCATGATGATTTCGCCACTGTTTTTGGACAGACGCGTTTTGAACGTGGATACGTACCAGTTCCAGATCGATTTTTTGGTAGTCGGGGACAGCGCCTCTTTGGAGTTTTTTATCGGGTCATCGATGATACCGAGATCGATTTTCTTACCTGTTAACGGACCGCCTACGCCAGCACAAACATACGTTCCCTTATGGTTGGCTATACCGAATTCGTCAGTGTTACGCTTGACGGCAACACCATCGTCGGGTTTATTGCCCAGCCAGGCGTCAGGAAATATGTTGCGGTATTCAGGCGTAGACATAATGCGCTGAACGTCGGCGTTCATGTCCCCGGCAAGGTCAGCAGAGTACGACAGCGCACCTACGCGCATTTCAGGGTACTTGCCGAAGAAATACGCTGGCAAATAACGAGAGACAATATCCGATTTACCATGCTGCGGCGGCGCGCCGAGAATAAGTATCGGGCGCAGCCCGTTCATCATATCCAGCAGGAATTGATCCAGCTCGTCGCAAACCGTCTGAGAGAACTTGCTGGTGATGTATTCGGGGTTTATGTACTGAATGAAGTCGTGGAGGCTTGCTCGGGCACTGCGCCGCTTGAGTAGTTCCCTGGCTGCTGCCTGTTTACTTACCGCCGATAATTGCGGCGAGTTGCTCATCAGTGAGATCCTCCGCACTTACAGAGTGGCTGTGCTGTATGGGCTCACCATTCGGGCCTGAATGTTCAAGCTTCTGCTTGTTGCTATATGCCTCGCCAACTTCTTTCGCGGCCTGTTCGAGAAGCTGGGCCGTCATACCGATATTTTTCATATTCTCAGCGGTCATCGACATCCTTTGCAGGACACGCAGCCGATAGGCTTTATTGGCGATCGGGATATCGGAAATTTCATTCTGGAAGCGTTCGCGAGTTGCGTTGAACAGATCAACCCACTTTTTTGCGAGCGTCTTACCGCTGGCCTTCGTAGGGTCGTGAGATTCGGCCTGTTGCCGGGTTATATTGATCCCGAATTCTTTTTGGACAGCCTCGACCACCTGCGATGGCGTGTCATAACACGCAAGCGACTGAATGATGAAGGCTTTCACATCAGGTTTTAATGCAGCCATAAATCACCATTCGTCTTATACAGTCCAGTATTTAAGCCAGTTTCAGCATGCACGTCCCGCACGCTCTGGCGATGTTAAGTTTTGCCACCTCTGCAGGTTGATTGGCTGCGTCCACCAGCTCTTGCACGTCAGTGCTCGCCCCGTATCGACGTACTACACCGACAAACTCTTCGACATCGTGGCCGCGCAATGTGAGAACTGGCTGCCCGGTCTCTTTGTTGAACTTAGGTGCGCCGAAATCATCGGTGGCCTGGGCAATGTGGTAAAGCTCATGCTCTACCAGGGCGCAGAATTCAAGGTCGCTGCATTGTGAGCAGTAGTCGGCTGCCAGCGTGATGATGAACTTCGGGATGCGCCCGAACCATTCATACATCTGCTGTTCCATTCTGGCTTTCTGCCAACCACCTGCGCGGAGCATTACCTGTTCGGCCTGTCCGAGAACGTAGCGCCCTTTCTTCGCGAATGAGTCAGAAGCCCACATAAAACACAAATCAGCTTCCATTAAATGGGCGTGGTCTGGGTTATGGATGCTTCCGCTATCGCTGAGGATTTGATGGCTTATCCAGTCATGCACTTCATTGGCGGGAATCAATCTGGTGTAGGGCTGCCAGTTATCAGGGCCAATGAAATTAACTGGTGGAAGTGGCCTGCGCTCGTCTTCGTTCACCATGAGTTAATCCTGTTTTATATACGGCAAAAATGCCGAAAACATTCTGTCGAGCATGTAGCAGTACGTCTCGTTGGCGTCTTCAGGCCTTGTCGTCACGCCGACATCAGAGCAAACGTAAAAGCAGACGTGGGCGCACTCATGAACGAGCGTGGCGATCTGCTGGTCGAATACTCCAATCAGATAGCATCGCTCACCCGTATCGGTGTTTTCATAGTTGCTTGCCAGCCCAAGGTTGAATGGCTTCTCATCTCCGCTTCCACCCAGGAATTTATCAGCGTGCTGATACTGCTCCCTGGTTGTTGCGAGGTAGACGTGCGCACTTTGAAACAGCGGAATGGTGAATGCTGGAAGTCTGTGCCATTTGGCCTTTGCCATCTGCTGCTCCGTCATTATCCGTTGCAGGGGTTATTTTTGATTTATCCGCTCAGGGGGATAGCCATTATCAAGCGCCCGGGATAGGACGCTTTGGAATGGCTACAGCTCGGCGAGTTTTTCTTTCAGCAGATAACCTTCGAGCATCCAGATTTTGTTCACGGCATTTTGACGAGCAATCTTGCGCCCGATTTCTTCATCGAAGTTTTCCGGGCTGGCGCAGGCACTTTCACCAGTTACGGTGAATCCATTTTTTAGCACCAGTACGCAGAACGTCAGAAGCTTTAGCTCGCCGTGGTAGCCGGTAAGGCGTGTTAACTCATCCTGCTTATGAATATTCCCATTCACGCCATTTTCAGCCGAGAAGTAATACTCCCCGGTAATAAGTGACTGGATATGCTCGGGCGTAACTCGCGGCGCAGTTTTGCCTTTAGCTACGATTTCTTTTTCAATTTGCTGGTCGTTCATAATTATGACCTCATGGTGGTTATTTCAGGCACTGCGTCCGCACATAGTCCTGCAGACCGGTCAGTTGTTTTGTGACTGTCTCAATTCGCTCTCTGAGGGTGAAATAATCCCGTTCAGCGGCGTCAGTAAGTCTGGGGCTGGCTGCATCATCCACGCTGGTGGCGCTGGCCGCTCCGTTCGCGGGGCATCTGGCGGAGATTTGCAGCCGCTTACGCCCAGCAGCGTTCCTCATGTTGCCGACAGAGCCATATCGACAAGAGGACGAAAACTAGCAGCATGAATCGCCTATTGGTTATTCGACAGTCGCACTGATTCGTAAATCCGCTCACACGTCATTCCTGCCCGGTAGCTTTCGTCAGATCGTCCAGCATAATATCGAGCTGCTTCTGCAAGGCTTCCGAGCATGTCGGCAAGCATTGCTGCGTTGGCTCCGGCTGTTTTGCTTCTGACGGAAGTGGCGAGATCTGCGGTGTGCTTTGCGGCGTCCATGTGGGTAGCGAGTTTTGTTGCTTCGGCGCGCAGCTGCTTAACAGTGGCAGACAGGCCAGCAGCAGTGGCAGCAGATTTTGCGGCTTTCGCTTGTGCATCTTTAACAGCCTCATCACGGGCAATAATGCGCCCTTGTTCAATCCAGCGGGCAGCGGTCTGTGCGTTCGCTGTTTGCGATGATTCCGCACTATCACGTTCCGCCCACTTATTTTCCCAGCCGCGGTTATTCCATACACTGCCAGCAATAAACGCAGAGGCCACCAGCAATGCAACGACAATAAGTTGAGAGCGCAGGCTCATCAGAACACTCCCGGAACTGACACCGGAATGCCAGGGTTAAGCGGCCCATATCCATCACTCAGATTTTGAGGTTTCTCTGCCCACAGGCAAACTTCACGCTCAATCTCACGCCGGGTGATTAAACCCTTCCACTGTTTGTCACCAGCATAGATCCAGCGCCGCAGTTGTTCGCATGCGCCTTTCGAATCACCCTGGTTGATTTTTCGTAACAGTGTGGAGGTTTTGAAGTTTCCCGCGCCTACGTTATACGCAAATGAGTACAGCGCCCCTCTCATCGTTTCGGGGATCGGAGCGTTGATATATGGGTTAATCTGACGGGCGACAATATTCAGGTCTTTATCAAGCAGCGCCTGGCACTCTGCTTTGGTGTAGGTCTTGCCGAGGATAATATCTTTACCAGTATGGCCCCAGCATACAGTCCACACTCCAACAACATCCCGATAAGGCTGATAGCGTACACCTTCAAGGCCATCATTACCTGTTGGGCCAGTAATCAACGCCGCAGCGATAGCAATAGCGCCAGCGGGTATAGCTGCAATAACGCTATTCTTCAGCTTTTGTGGCATAGCCATTGCGACGATCCTCCCGTTCTTTCCAGCGGAAATACCAGTTCACTGCACAGGTAATAACAGTGCATGCGATACCGACAATAATTGCCCAGTCGCTCAGGCTTAACCCTGCAATTCTGTCGGCCAACATCCAGGACACCTCTTTTGCTGTTTTAGCTGTTTCGGCATATGCCTTCGCTGATACACCGCAGCCGGTCAGCGTGGTTCCTGTTCCATATGAAAGTCTGCTGTAAATGGTGCTCATTCTGGTCATAGCCTCACCTCCGATTTTTCGGATGGCGCTGTAATAGTGGGAAGTTAGCCATAATTTGCATAGCTGCCATGTAAGTCAGCCCGCTTAGCGTTAAGCCATGCCATTAGCTCGGATAAATCATAAGAATACTTATGCCAACGTCGACCATTGCGCTGTATGTGAGCGACGTACCCACCGGATTTAAATGCGCATATGCCTTTTGGAAAGTAGGGGTCACCGTTGCTTTGCTTCCTCCTGTTCCAAGAGTTTTGACTCAGGGTGGCTAACCTTAGGTTCTCAATGAGATTGTTAGTCTTATTCCCATCGATATGGTCTATGCAAAACCCATCAGGTATCTCGCCGCGCGTGACTCCCCAGATAAATCGATGCAACTGGAATTTTTTATTTAATACGGTGATGACCAGATACCCAGATGGATGCATCGTGACCGCGGGAAATTCCCCGGACATTTTCCGCCCAATATTTTTCTTACATATCAAAAATGATGGCGAACCTGGGTGATAGGAAAAATAATCTTCGTATTTGATTTCCATGCGTGACCCTTTAGTGAATAAGTCTCGTTGCCCAGAAACACCGCCCACAGAGAAGCCGCCGCTTATAACGGTGGTCCTCCGAGACTCATTCCTGAAAGGCTCTGTGTTGCTGAAGCGCCGGGCATGGCGCTGTGTGTGATGAAAGGGTCAGGCTTCACGGGCTGGATTTATCAACAAAGCTCGTAGTGGATGATTCCCGTGAACCTGAAATGAAAAAGGCCGCCAAGCGGCAGCCAACAGTCGATTCAATACCGGGATATTTATCCACGCCCGGCACGTGGTTTCCCTGCTTTCCACAGACAAAGGAAATTGCTAAATTGGTCATTCCACAGACAATTAGGGAATGACCATGGATGTAGGATTACTTATCGCGTCCCTTAAAAACGGGATCGGCGCGCTTTCTGCTGTGCAAAGTAACGAGGTCCTGCGCGAGCGCATCGCTTTCATTGGAGAGCAGATCGACGTACTTCAAAAAGCCCATGCTGCCACCATAGAAGAACTTGCCGAGGCGAAGGCCAAATGCGTAGAGCTTGCGAAGGAAGTAGCGGCTTACCGGGCAAAGGATGAGTTTGTCGAGCACATGGGTGCGGCCTTTAGAAAAAATCCCGCGGGTGGGTATATCAGCGCGGTTTATTGTCCCAACTGTCTTAAACAAGTCGGAAGCGGGTTCGATGATTTTCCGTACCATTGCGGCTCCTGCGGCTGGACTTCAAGATTTGAAGGAAGGGAGATTGATAGCGTAATGAAAACCCTCCCTTAATGTTAAGGCGAGGGTAGCGCCTCGCCGTTACCTCCAGAAACGCAAAAGCCCCACGGAGTTAACCGCAGGGCTTGAATATTTTATTGCTGGTCGAAACGATTGAACGGATTCCCAGCGTTAGAGCCGATACTAGACGAAAATTCCGTAAACCACAATATCTATTTTCTCTAAAATTTACCTTCCATAGAAAAAATCACTATTGAGTAACTGATTTCAATGCACTGTCTGCATATCCCTCCTGCCGGTGACACTCTTCTACCAATAATTCGAATAATGGCTGGATGTGGTCATAAGCCGTGGTTTTCTTCACATCCCACTCGGTGCGTACACCCTCCAGCACATTAGAGAATTTAAGCCGGGCATAACCTCTGCCTGTGCAGCGCTCACAAACTTTCATAACCGGCACGCCCTGCATCTCCGTTTCTTTCTTGTCCAGTACCTTCCCTTTCCCATGGCAGCGACACGCATTGCTGATAACACCTTTTCCGTTACAGGCTGAGCATAAAACGCGCGCAGTCTCCCGTACCGACTTCCATTCCTCCCAATAGGACGGGCAAACCCCCTTCGTGATTTTTGCCCATTTAGGCGGTTTCCCATCCGGGTACTGAACTTTATTTGTGAAAATATCTGCCTCGGTAAAGCCGTCCCCATCGCAACAGTCGCATTTGCGAACGCTTGCCGCACTACGGGCGTAATCCTGATAAGCAAAAGCGCACAGTATTTCGAGAACTCGTTGGCGTAATCCTTCATCGAGTTCAGTAACTGGTCTGAAATGTCGTGATATCTCAACGGCTGAACCATATAGAGCCTCCATTGCCCGCTCCGGGCTGCTGATGCCAATTTTTGCCAGGTAAAGATCGAAACCAAATCCGCACTTAGCATTAACGAGGCCAAGCGCGGCCATCACATCAGTACCAGTGAGATTGTCTGTAGCTGTTGCCCGCGAGGAGTCACTGAACATCGGGGACTTCGGTGCAAAGTATTTTGCGATTGATTCGAGGTTCATCGTGTTTCTCCAGCATAAGTTTTCACGTAATTCTTCAGTATTCGGTAGTCCGTCAGCACAGAGCCGGGAAAGTGATATAAGCGCAATCGTTGCCAACGAACGCGGAGGTGATCGGCAAAGTAGGATTCGAATGTCATGCGGCCTCCCTTGCTTTGACGAGTTGTCGCCTCAGCGCGCTGTAATGCTTTCTGATGGCTTCGAGTTCTTCGATGGTGTATCGGTGCGGGGTGTTATTGTTTTCGAGCGCCTCAACGCGTTCAGCTCCAATTTTCTCTATAAGGCCAAGGCGGTACTGCTGCTGATTGCCCGACAGCTGAACGTTACAGTGGTGGCACTGTTTACGGATATTGTCTTCGTGATAGCGGAGATGTGACGCTTTCCCACGTGAGCGGTAATGCCCGGCTTCCCACTGGACGGTGTCGAACGTCCCACAACTGATGCATGGCAAATCATGGTCACGCTCGCGAATATAGTCATTGACTACACGCTGCGTTAAATCTTCCCAGTGCTTCAGCGGCTTAACCGCAGCTTTACGCTGGCGCCAGGCGGCTCGCTCTTTCTTCTCAGTAGCGCGCTGTTTGGCGGACTCTTTGCGCTTAGCGTCTTCACGGGCTTTTCTGGTCTGCTCTTTGCCGACAGCGCTGGCGCACTCATAACCGCAGACAGTCTGCGTATCACGCACCGGGTGAAACCACTGGCGGCATTCTTTGTTGGCGCACTTACGGCGCGGTAGCTTAGCCATGCTCAACCCCACGCCCTGTTTTGCCAGACCTTACTCGGGCGCGGCGCTTTCTCGCTTTCCGGCAGCTGAACGCTGACGGTCCAGGTGATGTTGTCGCGGTTCAGGCTGCGTTCTACTGTGGCGCCACGACGGCGATAACTCGCCACCAGCTCGTTTGCCTGTTCGGTTGTGCATTCGTGATGGTGGAACCAGGAATATTTCATCGCCATCACCCCGCAAAGCTCATGAGCTGCGATGCGGCGTTTTCCGCTTCTCGCTGAGTCTTGAATGCCCGGGACAATACCCAGCGCCACAGAACATCGAGCGCGGCTTTGTACAGTTGCTGGAACTCGGTTTCGTCCATGTTGGCGAAAGCTATGCTGCGGGGGTGTTTACGAAGAGTTCCGTCAGGTAGTTGAATTGCGTCGTAGTGGCCGGCCTCGACAATTACCCAGGCACGGTACGCGTCAAAGGATTTACACAGGCTGATCCCATTGGTAATTCGACGACTGGCTACCTGCTCCAGATACTGCTCGGCAGCATCCAGCAGTGCGCCTTCGTTTCCACCAAATACCGCGAGGAATTTAGCATAACCATTTACGAGCTTACGCTCATTGCTGGATATCGCCCCGCCGGTGGGTTCCCAGTATTCGAAGCCGAGATTGAGTAATGCGAAGAAGCGACGGTGAAAAGCCGGGTTGCGTACCTGCCGGAACTCAGCCACCAGCACGGCGCCGAGTTTGATTTTTGATTGCAGTAAATCGCTGGTCTCCGGCGTAGCGGGGATCAGGATTCCTGAGGACTGCTTGATTAGTTGTAGTTCGTGCGCCATGGTTTCTCTCCGTGGCGCATCAAGTTGTCAGTTGTTCAGGCTGACACTGACATTATGTACAGTTGATAATGGAAAATCAATGCAAGAAAAAACCCGCCGTAGCGGGTTTAATCTTGATGGTGAGTGCTATTTATTGATAACTATTTCTGGCAAACCTTCTTGGACTTGCTGATAGAGCCATCATTACAAACAAATTTTTCACCCGAACAATGCGATATTCCGCCTTTCTTACCTGAGCATGGCTTGTTTGCTGCCGTTGCTGTCAGTGAAAAAAGTGACACCAATAAAACAACAAGAACTTTCTTCATATCCCTATTCCCATCAGTAAAAGTAAGTGAATCGTAGCAGGGATCGATGAAGCGAAAAAGAAAACCCGCCGTAGCGGGTTATATTGTCGATATGGGAATTCACATATCGCTTGTATGGCAGGTTATATCAATCACCAGAGTCTACGAGCTTTTGCATAGCACCTGCGTAACGGGACATGCCGATTTCCAATGCTAACCTCACGTCCTGCTGAGGTGCTGCTGCAATCAGTCTGCTCCATGCATCATTCGAGTCTTCTGCGCCGTAATCAATAATTGAGTCGAACTCGTCCAGCATTGCCATTGTTGGCTCAACCGGCACCATCACGTAGCCTGGAGGTGCAAGGTAGCGAACCTCGACCGAGCGATCAGGTTCAGATGCCATGTCAATGCCGATTACCGGAGAGTTGCCAGCCTCATAAGCAACACGCAGCCAGTGGTAAAATGCCTCAGTGGTTACACAGCCACAATCGACGTCTATAGTCTCATTTTGCTGTGATAGCCACTGATCGAATGGCAACCTGCAATCGGCCTTTTCGTTGGCATCACCAGAACGGTCTACCATGTCGAGGTGTTGCTCGGTATGGTTGCCAGCCTGAAGCATGGCGGCGCGGCAGGCGTTACCTCTGCGCTCATACTGAATTCCATGCACAGCTAGCACAGCCATCAACTTTTCTATCTGAACAACGATACCTTCACTGCTGAAGAATTCATTCGGTAGTTTAACTACTGGCGATGACTGAGGGTTGGCGTATAGCGGTATACGGCGATGGCTTGGCACTCTGTCGCCATCTGAAATTTGATACCAATCGCCTGGTTTATCTGCATAGAAATAACCAACAGGCTCAGCATCCATAGATGCCAGTGCGATACGCGCATTATTAATCAGGAGGCTATCAGCAGGAAATAAAACAACATGAGCGTTTCCCTCCGCATCAATTTCAGAATTCGTAATTTTTCTGAACAGCTTTGCCAGTTCTTTGGTAATAGTGCTCATGATGTCGCTCCTTTCCCGGCTGCGGCGGCGCGATTAGCATTCTCCAGACGACCCAGCAATGTGCGTATTTCATGCTGCTGAAATGCTATCGTGGTGTCCTTGGCTTCCAGCTCATCCAGCAGCGCCAGCACATCCCGAGTGGGAACCATGAAGTTCGGCATGAAGTTATCTTTCGCTTTCTCTGCGGTCAGGCGCAGCGCCTGTTTGTTGAGTGCTGTCATTGGGCTGCCTCCTGGGTTAACTTTTCGAGAATGGCATCAAGGGCTTTCCGTTTTCCGATATGCCCGCCACCAACCCACTCTCCACGAAGCAAGGCGTAATATTTCCCGTCGTCTTCGTGATACGGTCCTCGGATAGACCAGTCGGTTGTGATGGCGTCGATCGCCTTTTTAGTTTCTTCGAAATCCATCATGCTCATGACTGCACTCCTTTGCGAAGTTGGGCGGCGAAGTTAGCGGCTAAGTATGCGTAGGCATGATTTTTATTCTCTCCGCTTGCGATGGCTTTGCGGGTCAAATGCTCGGCGTAAATCTCCACACCACTAGCCCGCACTTCAGCCAGGAAGGCGTCGGTGGTCGGCATAAATAATGCTGATTTAGCATCAAACATTAGTGATTTAGCTGGATTGATTGACTTCTCCTCTGGAGAAATACCGCTCATTGCAAATTGGTTAACCATGCGCTCAACAACTTCACGCAATGCTGCATTATCGACCGCCAGTGCCTCGCTATGCGTCAGCTGCTTTTCATTCTCCGCCGCCAGCTCCCTGCACTTGCTCTCGGCGTTAGCGAGCTGTACTGCAAGGTCTGTGACTTCGGTTTCAAGTTTTTCAGCGTATTCAATCAGGAGATCGATTCTTTCCGGCGTTACGGTTTTAACGTATTTGCAAATCGATGACGCATAATTATCATCCTGGAGTGTGCCAGCCAGGCCATTACAAAATTTGCGGTTCCCTTTTGTCGCCTTGATATCGGCGATGATTTTTTTAACGTCTGGTTTCATGCTGATGTTCTCCCGTAAAACGCCAGTACACGCTGCATCGCCGGACTTGTGCGGCATACTGACGTGACCATGTTTCTTCTCACTTTCGATTTGATCTGCTTAATGTTCAACTCCCCGCCGGGCTGAAGTGAATAGACCGGGCGATGCGGCTCGCCAGTGCGGATTACTACCGCTCTGCGTACCAGGTGAAGCAGCAGGTTGTGTGCCTTCTTGCAATCACATCCCAGCAGGCTCTGGACCTGACGAGGCGTTATGGTCTGGTTAACCCGAAGGAAATCGACAATTGCCCATAGTGATTTGCTTGCCATAGTGATTTGCCCTCCAAGTTATTTAACGATCCGGAGATGGCTAACGTTCTTGCGATAGCTGCCCCAGTCAAAGTTCACCCACACCCCGCCATCCATCTGGAGACGGTCGATAACCCGCGCGCCCAACGCTCCGAGAAGTTCTTCGTGGTTCAGGTTCGTCAGGATCCCCACCGGACGCATCGACGACAGGCGACGGTCAATAACCTGATTCAGAATGACTTTCTCGCCGTTGCTTCCGCGCTGAATACCGACTTCATCCAGGACCAGCAGATCAACTTTGCATAGGTCATCCAGCAATGCGGCCTCTGACTGACCACCGTCGTAGCACTCGCGAACACGCAGCATCAGGTCAGGGATTGTCACCACCAACACAGATTTGCCACCGGACAGGAGATGATTCCCGATTGCCGCTGCCAGATGGTTTTTACCGGTACCAGGCCCGCCACTGAACACGAAGCTCGCAAAGCCAGCCCCAAAGTTCTGTGCGTAGCTTTTCGCCATGGTGTAGGCCTTGCGCTGTTGCTCACCGGATACTTCGTAGTTGGCGAACGTGCAGCTGCGATGCAGGCTCTGGATGCCAGAGCGACCGAAGATTTTCTCTGTACGCGCTTTCTGATTCAGCTTGTCCAACTCTTCGCAATGTTTCAGGCCTTCTTCACGTTGCCACGCCAGCAGTTCTGCAGCGCTGGTGAACTTCGGCTGTACGCCTGGCGGGATGAGTTTCTTCAGGCGCTCAAGAGCGTTTCCGGAATTAACAATATTTTTCACCGTTACCCCCTGAATCCGGTTGGGATGGTTTTATCTGGTCGGGAAATCGTATTCAGATCCCGCATACCTGACGATGCAGTCACTTCCCAGGCTTCCTCGTAGTGCTTCGAGGGGCCAAAGAACGTTGCGGCCTGTTTCACGTACTCGGTGTTAAGTTTCCCCGTAGCTTTCACGAACTCGGCATATCGCTGTGTACCGTTGAGCAACTCCTGAGCTGTAGCTCCTGAGTTAACTCTGGCGTTCCAGGCTTTGCAGGCGTCGGCCTTGCTATTTCCTCCAGCGCGTTTTGGATAAATCGACCACGCCTGCTCGAAGTCATCCGGATAGGCATTTTTTTTTGGTGGCGTCTCATCATCGGAAGAATCATCACTCTCTGGGGGTGTGGCGGAGCCATGCCCCAAAGTGTTTTCTTCTTCCTGTTCCTGTTCCTGTTCCTGTTCCTGGTTAAGGAACGGTTCAAGAACCCTTTCTGAACCCTTTAGCTTCAAGCCACCAATGTGAGCTATCGCATCAGCCATAACCCGCGCCAGTTCTGGCTTCACCGAAGATTTATCCGGCACTTGAGAAAACAAACGCATAGCCGCTATACCCTGATTAGGGTTCTCAACTGGGTTCCAGCTCATGAAGTTCCGAATAAGGACCCATTTCGAGGCAAAATCACGCGTTGCAAAACCGTTCATAGATAGCTCATCAAACCCTTTCGCAACCCTTTCAGATGTCCAGTTGAGGTCTTCCGAAACGTATCCATCAGGCAGTCGAAAACAACCAATCATGTTCGTGTGTTGCCCCGTGTGAAGTGGTTTACTGAATTTGGCCACCTGAACAGAGGTGATATGCTCACCTCAGAACAACACAGGTGCCATAATGAAAAAAAGAAATTTCAGCGCAGAGTTTAAACGCGAATCCGCTCAACTGGTCGTTGACCAGAATTACACCGTGGCAGATGCAGCCAGCGCTATGGATGTCGGCCTTTCCACAATGACGCGATGGGTGAAACAATTACGTGATGAGCGGCAGGGAAAAACACCAAAAGCCTCTCCCATTACCCCGGAACAAATTGAAATCCGTGAGCTCAGGAAAAAGCTACAACGTATTGAAATGGAAAATGAAATATTAAAAAAGGCTACCGCGCTCTTGATGTCAGACTCCCTGAACAGTTCTCGATAATCGGGAAACTCAGGGCGCGTTATCCTGTGGCCACTCTCTGCCATGTGTTCGGGGTCCATCGCAGCAGCTACAAATACTGGAAAAACCGTCCTGAAAAGCCAGACGGCAGACGGGCTGTATTACGCAGCCAGGTACTTGAACTGCATGGCATCAGCCACGGCTCTGCCGGAGCAAGAAGCATCGCCACAATGGCAACCCAGAGAGGCTACCAGATGGGGCGCTGGCTTGCTGGCAGACTCATGAAAGAGCTGGGGCTGGTCAGTTGCCAGCAGCCGACTCACCGGTATAAGCGTGGCGGCCATGAGCACGTTGCTATCCCGAATCATCTTGAGCGACAGTTCGCCGTAACGGAACCAAATCAGGTGTGGTGCGGTGATGTGACCTATAGTGTGCCCGGAGTTCAGGGCGGGCATGGATGCTTAAATGAACCGCGAGTCTGTCTGGAATATTGAACCGGTAACTCACGATGAGAAACCCAACAATCCCACCGGGTGTGACGGTGGAGAACCTGAGCGGCAGTGACCTGCGGCATGCCCGCAGGGTGATGTAACCCGCTGACAACGGGGATTGAGGCGAGATCACTAAGCCGAGATGATCCTCAAGGTTAAGTACTGAAAGGCTGAAGAACATGAACCCGTTAATCCGCCTCTGTGGGTTGAAAACGTCACCACGGCCTACGTGATCTGACAGGCCGTGCAGGAGGAACTGGCAGTGATACGTAAGCACTGCCGGTCGAAGGTGTTTTGACATGTATGCGAAACACCGGGGCAGCAGCGTCTATCACGCTTGCGTTGCTGACTTCTGCCAACTTGCGGCAAGCAAGGATAAAGAGTGCGACGGGCAGCCTCCTCAGTATGCCTGAGTCCAGGCAGGTAAACCGGGGAAGGTCAGCGACGGATGTTAAGGGGGCATGGCTCCGATGACGCGCTGGCTGGCGGAGCTTCCGTAGTAGTCCGCGATGGGGAAAGCCCATTACATGGCGAAGGGAAGCAGTTTGAATGTGTTTGCGACGTGAATTAACTGACCTAACGAGGTGAAGACCTTTGATAATCAGCGAAATGCAACGCAAGCTTGCCACATGGGCAGCCACCGATCCGTCCCTACGGATTCAACGGCTGCTGCGTCTGATAACACAACCAGAATGGCTGGCTGAAGCGGCGCGGATCACGCTTTCATCAAAGGGGGCCCATACCCCCGGCGTTGATGGCGTGAACAAAACAATGCTACAGGCCAGACTGGCTGTTGAGCTGCAAATCCTCAGGGATGAATTACTCTCAGGCCACTACCAGCCCTTGCCCGCCAGACGGGTTTACATCCCTAAAAGCAACGGCAAACTGCGACCACTGGGTATCCCCGCGTTGCGGGATCGTATTGTTCAGCGGGCCATGCTGATGGCGATGGAGCCGATATGGGAGAGTGATTTTCATACGCTCTCATATGGCTTCCGGCCTGAGCGCAGTGTCCACCACGCGATCCGCACGGTGAAATTACAGCTCACAGACTGTGGTGAAACCCGGGGACGCTGGGTGATTGAAGGCGACCTGTCCAGTTACTTCGACACCGTACATCATCGACTGCTGATGAAGGCTGTACGCCGCAGGATCAGTGACGCACGTTTCATGACTCTGCTGTGGAAAACCATCAAGGCGGGACATATCGATGTCGGTCTCTTTCGGGCGGCCAGTGAAGGTGTACCACAGGGCGGTGTTATATCGCCGCTATTATCGAACATCATGCTGAATGAGTTCGATCAATACCTGCATGAGCGCTACCTGAGCGGGAAAGCCAGAAAAGATCGGTGGTACTGGAATAACAGTATCCAACGGGGCCGAAGTACGGCGGTCAGAGAAAACTGGCAGTGGAAACCCGCGGTGGCGTACTGCCGCTATGCCGATGATTTTGTCCTCATCGTCAAAGGCACCAAAGCACAGGCGGAAGCCATCAGGGAGGAGTGTCGGGGTGTGCTCGAAGGCAGTCTGAAACTCAGGCTGAACATGGATAAGACTAAAATCACCCATGTTAATGACGGCTTTATCTTTCTGGGGCACAGGATCATTCGCAAACGCAGTCGTTATGGCGAGATGCGAGTGGTCTCAACGATCCCGCAGGAGAAAGCCAGAAACTTCGCCGCATCGCTGACAGCACTGTTATCAGGCAACTACAGTGAAAGCAAAGTCGATATGGCTGAACAACTCAACCGAAAACTGAAAGGCTGGGCTATGTTCTATCAGTTCGTTGATTTTAAGGCCAAAGTCTTCAGTTATATCGACCGTGTCGTGTTCTGGAAGCTGGCTCACTGGCTGGCCCGCAAATACCGTACAGGTATCGCTTCCCTGATGAGGTGGTGGTGTAAATCACCGAAACCGGGTCAGAGCAAAACGTGGGTTTTATTTGGTAAAACCAATCACGGCAAGCTCAGCGGCGAAATACTGTACCGGTTGGTGGGGCAAGGCAAGAAGCTGTTCCGCTGGCGGCTACCCGAAGGTAATCCCTATCTGAGGACGGAGACCAGAAACACGTATACATCGCGCTTTACAGAAGTGGCAATGGCGTTCGCCAGCATTTAAATGGAGAGCCGGATGCGCTGAAAGGTGCACGTCCGGTTCGGGGAGGAGAGGCAGGGAAATAGTCCGACTACGCCCTGCCTCTTACTCTACTCTGGACGGGTAAGCGCTGGGCGTACCTCGCCGTTGTTCTCGACCTGTTCGCAAGAAAACCAGTGGGCTGGGCCATGTCGTTCTCGCCGGACAGCAGGCTTACCATGAAAGCACTGGAAATGGCATGGGAAACCCGTGGTAAGCCCGTCGGGGTGATGTTCCACAGCGATCAAGGCAGTCATTATACGAGCAGGCAGTTCCGGCAGTTACTGTGGCGATACCGGATCAGGCAGAGTATGAGTCGGCGTGGAAACTGCTGGGATAACAGCCCAATGGAGCGCTTCTTCAGGAGTCTGAAGAACGAATGGGTGCCAGCGACGGGCTATGTAAGCTTCAGCGATGCAGCTCACGCAATAACGGACTATATCGTTGGATATTACAGCGCACTAAGACCGCACGAATATAATGGTGGGTTACCACCAAACGAATCAGAAAACCGATACTGGAAAAACTCTAACGCGGTGGCCAGTTTTAGTTGACCACAACACCCCGTAACCTGACCTATCGTAAAAGAGACAGGCTTTATAGCTGGCGAAACCCGATTACCGGTCAAGAATTATCTCTTGGCCGGATCGACAGAAAGGACGCCATTTCTCAGGCTATCGAGGCCAACAACTACATCGACCAGAATTACCTTCCGTCAGCACTGCTGGACCGTATAAAGGAAACACCTACATTTACGGTGAAAACGTGGCTCGAGCGCTACGAAGTAATTCTTGAGCGAAGAGAATTGAAGCCCAACACGATGAAGGTCAGGCGCAATCAGATCGCCACTATCAGTGATGAATTCGGACGTATGCCGCTATCGTCGGTCAGCACGAAGGATGTATCTACTTTCCTGGAGAGTTACATACTCTGCGATAAGAAGAGCATGGCCTCCGGCCTGCGTTCGGTATTGTTGGATATTTTCAGGGAGGCGATCGTCGAGGGGCATATTGAAAGGAACCCGGCAGAGCCGACAAGAACGCCGACGCCAAAAGTGAAGCGTGAGCGTCTTTTGCTCGAGCAGTTTGAGATAATAAGGGAAGCCGCTACCGCTCATTCTGGATGGGCTGCAAATGCATGTGACCTGGCGCTGGTCACCGGGCAGAGAAGAGAGGACGTATCACTGTTTAGATTCAGCGATATCAGGGATGGAAGATTGTTTGTCACGCAGGAAAAGACAGGTCACAAATTGGCGTTGTCACTTGATTTGCGACTGGACTCTGCTGATTTGGTATTGCAGGATGTTATCGACCGTTGTCGTAAAAACAACCCGTCAGACTTCATGCTTTATTCTGCGGTAAGGCGTGGTGGCAGGAAGCCAGGTCCGTTAACTCCGGACGGAATTACCCAAGCATTTTCTGATATCAGGGATTCTACAGGGTTAAAGTTTGGCCCCAACCCTCCCCCGTTCCATGAGATCAGGAGCTTGGCGAGCAGACTCTATGAAAGAGAGCGCGGAGAGGATTTCGCACAGAGACTGCTGGGGCATAAAAATTTAACAATGACCAAAAAATACCTGGACGCACGCGGTGCAGAATATGTTATGGTTTAGACAGGATATGGAAATTTCGAGTAATTTTCGTGGGATTTCGTGAAAGCACCGAAAAAACCCAATGAAAACAGATAGATAAAAAGAGACCGAATACGATTCCTGTATTCGGTCCAGGGAAATGGCTCTTGGGAGAGAGCCGTGCGCTAAAAGTTGGCATTAATGCAGGCTAAGTTACCCTGCCATTTAAGAATAGATGACAGCGCCAGGTTTTCCAGTCCGCGACTAAAGTGGCCTGAAAAAAAGGACGATTGTCACACATCCAAACGTAAAAACCGCAAGTTCTCCTGAGAGAGCCTTGCGGTTTTTTATTGGAAATCAGAACGCTACATCTGACAATTAGCAGAGCTTTTCTGCACGCTCCACAAACGGTGCGAGGCTCATTTTTTCGCCCGGTTTCGCCGGGTCGTCAATCTGGATAATCTCGATCGGCTTCGCCGTAGTTTTCCCACTCTCTACCTGCTGTCTGGCAACATCATTCAATGGGTATTGCACCAGCGTACTGGGATTGATGACATACAGCGCGTTACCAGGACGGCAGGTCAGCATCACCTCTTCCCGATTAAACGCCCACTTATCTTTGCCAACCTCAAAACGGCTGACGGTGATGACCTGTGGCGCAGCCAGCGCGGCCCCTGAACTTGCCAGTAGTAATAACGAGATAATGATTTTTTTCAT